GTGTAATAGCTGCTGACGTAACTGGAGTAGGAACTTCAAGGAGAGCAGTAGGAGCACTTTCCTATGGTGGTGATAAAGCCATGTTTGCGTATGGATATAGTAGTGCTTTTGTTTCGTTAAAAAATTTAGTAAGTAATTCAGGAGTAGTCGCATCAGACGTTACAGGTGTTGGAACTGCTAGAAGTGGTCTTGGAGCAGTAGAATATGGATCAGGTTTAGGAATTTTTGCTTTTGGTGATGATTCTGAATCTGGTCAGCTCAGTATGTCTAATTTAGTAAATAGTTCAGGAGTAATAGCCGCAGATGTAACTGGTGTTGGAACTGCTAGATGGTCTTTAGCAGCTGCTAACTATGGTAATGTTTTAGGTATAATGGCTTATGGTCAAACTTCAGGTTATGTTTCATTGTCTAATTTAATATCGAGTGTAGGAGTCGTTGCATCAGATGTAACAGGTGTTGGTACAGCTAGAAATTGGTTGGCAGCTGCAGAGTATGGTGACGACAAAGCTGCATTTGCTTATGGAATTACTGCTGCTCCGTATGTTTCAATAAAAAATTTAGTTACTAATCTTGGTGTGATTGGAAGTGATGTATCTGGTGTTGGAACAGCTAGAGGTTTTATAGCTGCAACTGGATATGGTGCTGACAAAGGTGCTTTTGCCTATGGTTATACGGGTAGTAATGTTTCAACAAAAAATTTACTTGGGAATAATGGAGTAATAGCTGCTGACGTATCAGGAGTAGGTACAGCAAGAGAAAGTTTATCAGCAGCTGGGTATTCAGCAAGTGCATAGGAAAAAATTATGAGTGGAATAGTAACAAGTAACGTAGCAAGGGCATCGGGAACGATAGCCGCAACACCTGGCGGATTAAGCTGGGATACAGCTGTTGTTACTGGAGCAACTGTTACAGTTGAAGCGGCAAATGGTTATTACATAAACACTACAAGTAATGCCTGTACTGTAACATTACCGAGTTCAGCTGAAGCTGGAGATCAAATTGTTTTAGTAGATTATGCTAGAACATGGGCTACTAATAATGTTACAATAGATTCTAATGGTTTAACTTTTCAAGGCAATGCAGATACATATACTGTAGATTATGATACAGCTGGTCAATCACTTAACATAGTTTATGCAGATTCAACACAAGGTTGGCTACCCATTTCAGATGATGCGGTGGCTGATGTACCAGTAACACCAATTGTAAATAAAGGAATTTTTGCTTATGGCTATACTGGAAGTTATGTTTCAACAAGTAATTTACTTTCAAATATTGGTGTAATAGCTGCTGATGTAACTGGAGTTGGAACAGCTAGAGGATATGGTGCGTTAGGAGCTAACTATGGTGGCGACAAAGGTATTTTTGCTTTTGGTACGAATGGTGATGGTGTTCTTGGAATGTCAAATTTAGTATCTAATTTAGGTGTTGTGGCTAGTGATGTATCAGCTGTTGGTACTGCAAGAAGTGGTTTAGCAGCAACTACATATGGAACAGATAAAGCAATATATGCTTATGGTGATGCTGGTGGTTATGTAACTACTAGAAATTTAGTTAGTAATTCAGGAGTAGTAGCATCAGATGCTAGTGGAGCTGGTACAGCTAGACAACAAATGGGAGCAGCTGGATATGGAACAGATTTAGCAGTTTATGCTTATGGTGCTACTGGTGCTTACCTTAATGTTAAAAATTTAGTAAATAATAGTGGAGTAATTGCGGCAGATGTTACTGGTGTTGGTACAGCAAGAAATGGTATAAGAGCAGTTAGATATGGTGGTGACAAAGCTATTTTTGCTTATGGTTCTACTGGTTCAATTGTTTCATTATCAAATTTAGTAAATAGTTCTGGTGTAATTGCATCAGACGCTACTGGTGTTGGAACTGCTAGAACAAGTTTATCAGCTTGTAGATATGGTGAAGATAAAGCTGTTTTTGCATATGGTTTTACAAGTAGTGTTGTCTCATTAAAAAATTTAGTTAGTAATTCAGGAGTAGTTGCTGCTGACGTATCAGGAGTTGGTACAGCTAGACAGCAATTAGGAGCATCAGAATATGGATATTAAATTATGAGTGGAACAATAGGAAGTAATATAGGAAGACATTCAGGAAGCATAGCTGTAACTGCAGCGGGACTTAGCTGGGATACAGCTGTTGTTACCGCATCAACTGTAACGGTTGAAGCAGGCAATGGTTATTGGATAAACACAACATCTAATGCTTGTACAATTACTTTGCCAGCTTCAGCAGAAGCAGGTGATCAAATTGTTATTGTTGACTATGCTAGAACTTGGGGAACTAATGCAGTTACAATAGATTCTAATGGTTTAAAATTTCAAGGCGATCCAGATACTGATACAGTAGAATACACAACAGATGGTCAATCAGTAAATTTAATTTATTCTGATTCAACAAAAGGTTGGCTACCTTTAGAAGATGATGTTGTAGCTGATGAACCTGTTGCACCAGTTACTCAAAAAGCTATTTTTGCATATGGTCATACTCATGGAGGTGCGGGTAGAGTTTCATTAAGTAATTTAGTAAATTCCTCTGGAGTGATTGCAGCAGATGTTACAGGAGTTGGAACTGCTAGAGATGGTCCAGCAGCAGCAAGTTATGGATTTGATAAAGCAATCTTTGCTTATGGTTATACTGGTTCAGAAGTTTCAATGTCTAATTTAGTTAATAATTCAGGAGTTGTAGCAGCAGACGTTACTGGTGTAGGAACTGCAAGATGGTTATTAGCTGCTTCTGGTTATGGAAGCGATAAAGCTATTTTTGCTTATGGTTTAGAAAGTGCTGTTTCCTCACTATCAAATTTAGTTTCTAATTCTGGTGTTGTAGCAGCTGACGTATCAGGAGTTGGTACTGCTAGAAGAAGTATAGCAGCTTGTGGTTATGGTGGAGATAAAGGAATATTTGGATATGGCACAGGTTTATCTAACACAACAAATTTAGTAACAAATGTTGGAGTTGTGGGAACAGACGTTAGTGGTGTTGGAACTGCTAGAAAAGGTCTTGCAGCAGCTAAGTATGGTGCAGACAAAGGAATGTTTGCCTATGGTTCTACTGGTTCTGATGTTTCATTAAAAAATTTAGTTTCAAATAGTGGTGTAGTAGCAGCAGACGTTACTGGTGTAGGAACTGCAAGAGACACACCTGCAGCAACAAACTATGGTGGTGACAAAGCAATCTTTGCTTATGGTTATACCAGTGCTTCAGTTTCAATGTCTAATTTAGTAAACAATGTAGGAGTAGTTGCTTCTGACGTATCAGGAGTTGGTACAGCAAGAGCAGATCTTGCAGCAGCGGGGTTTTCAAATACAGCATAATAAGTTGAATAAAGGTAAAAAATAACATAAACTAACGAAGGAGAATAAATATGGCGTCAAAACTTAACACAGAATTTAATTACAGATACCAAGTAATAGGTGACACACCTTGGGAGAAAATCAAAACTTTACAAGGATTTCTTGAAGGTAGAGTTAGAGCAGCAGCTCTTGAAGAAGTAGGTAATTTAAAAGATCAAGCTAAAGTATCAAAGCTAAAACATCTACAAAATGGTGGCAATGGTTTAGAGCATGAAATACTAGAACTTAAAGCTGAAATATTAGAAGGAATAAGTCATCAACCAGCAGCTAAAGAAGCTTTTGAACTTAACCAAAAAGAAATTAAAATTTTAAAAAAGTTATTAGAGGAGCTTTTTGTTATTGCAGAACCTACAAGAATACCAGGTTATAGTGATGAAGAAATGTATGAAGCTAATGCTGCTAATGAATTTACTGTAAGTATTGGTAGAGAAATACAAGCTGAAATGATTGCAAACGGTAGACCTTCTCCAGCAAAATTAAAAAATGCTATGAGTAATCCTCATACTTGGAACGCATTAAAACAAATAGGGTTAGTGCCTAAAGGAACAAAAATACTTATGGGAAATACTGATCCAACATTAAAAATAGAACTTACAGGAGTAGAAGATGAAGTTATATAAAATAACAGCAGCAGCTTATGAAAATTTTTATGGTACACCAGATGATCCAGAAGATAGATCAGATACTACAACTATAGCACAAACACCGAGTTGCAATGCTTTCTTATTTGTATGTAAAGCTGCCCAAGATGACTTAGATGGTTTAACTTTATTAGATGCAGTACCATCTGGATTTGATTTTACTTATTGTCAAGAATGGGGTTTAACAATTAATGCCGCTGTTCTTGCTAGAACAATTTTAGATATAAGAAGAAAAGCTTATGGTACTTTAGAAAGTCAACTTGATTTATTATATCATGATATGGCAGCAGACAAAGGTACTAAAGCTGGAGAATGGTTTAAAGCAGTAGCCGCAGTTAAAACAGCTATTCCAAAATAATAAAAGGTTTTTAGTATGCTACAAAAAATTAACATACAACCTGGATTTAATAAACAGGTCACAGCAACTGGCGGCGAGGGCCAATGGGTTGGTGGCGACTATGTTAGATTTAGATATGGCTCACCTGAAAAAATTGGAGGTTGGGCTCAATTAGGAGATAATACTTTAACAGGTAGAAATACCGCCTTACATCAATTTGTAAATTCTAGTGGAATTAAATACGCCGGAATAGGAACAAACAGAATTTTATATGTATATTCAGGAGGAGCATTTTATGATATTACTCCTCTTAAAAGTACAACAACATTAACTAGTGCATTTACAACAACTAACGGATCAACAAGTGTTACAATCACGTTTGCAAGTGATCACAACATTTCTAAAGGTGATATTATTCGGTGTGATAATTTTTCATCTGCTACCAATTCTAATTTTGCTGCTTCCGATTTTGATGATAATAATTTTATGGTCACTACCATTCCGACGTCGGCAACTCTCACAGTCACAATGGGTTCGGCAGAAGCAGGTTCGGGAGCGTCTACATCAGGTGGAATAAGAGTTAAACATTATTATAAAATAGGACCCGCTGTTGAAGCATCAGCTGCTGGTTGGGGCTTGGGGCTTTGGGGAGGTGTTGAATTAGGTGCAGGAACATCTACTTTGAATGGAGCATTAACTTCTGGTTCTTCTAGTATTATATTAGATGATTCAGGATCATTTCCTTCTTCTGGAACTGTTGTAATAGACGACGAAAGAATTGCTTATACAACGAACACTACTGGAACCGATACTTTATCAGGATTAACAAGAGGCGCAGACAATACTACAGCTGCCTCACACTCTGATGCAGCAACAGTTACCGATGCATCTGATTATACAAAATGGGGTGCTTCACAAACAGGTGACATTGTAACTGCTCCCGGAATGTGGTCATTAGATAATTTTGGTAATAAATTAATTGCAACTATTTCAGATGGTTCAACTTTTGAATGGGACTCTAATGCAACCGGTGCAACTTCTACTAGAGCAACTATTTTAAGCGGCGCACCTACAGCAACACAATTTACTTTAGTTTCTACTCCCGACAGACACTTATTTTGTTTTGGTACAGAAACAACAATTGGAACAACATCTACTCAAGACGATATGTATATTCGTTGGTCTTCTCAAGAATCATTAACGACTTGGACTCCAACAGCAACTAATACTGCAGGTACACAAAGACTTGCTGATGGCACAAGAATTGTCGGAGCAATAAGAGGTAGAGATGTAATTTATATTTGGACTGATACTGCTTTATTTATTATGAAATTTGTTGGTCCACCTTTTACTTTCTCATTTCAACAGGTGGGGACAAACTGTGGATTGATTGGACAGAATGCAGCTGTTGAAGTTGATGGTTCTGCATACTGGATGTCAGAAAATGGTTTCTTTAGATACACAGGTCAGTTACAATCTTTACCGTGTTTAGTTGAAGATTATGTTTACGACGACTTAGCAACAGTTCCAAGACAACATATTTACGCTGGGTTAAATAACTTATTTAGTGAAGTCACATGGTTTTATCCTGGAAGTGGATCTGCATCTAACAATAGATCAGTTACATATAATTATATGGATTCAAGTAGTGAGCGACCAATATGGACTACAAGTTCTTTAGCTCGATCTACTTGGGCAGATTCAGCTATTTTTGGTAAACCTCATGGAACTGCATATTATTCTTCTGCAACAGATGATTCAACTGTTGGAAATACAGATGGAACGACAACTTATTATGAACATGAGACAGGAACTAATCAAATTAAAGCAGGAGCAACAACTGGTATTTCTGCAAGTATTGAATCAGGAGATTTTGATTTAGATCAAAAAGGTTTAGGAGGCGATGGAGAATTTATGTTAAAAATCAGAAGAGTTATTCCTGATTTTTTAACTCAAACAGGAGATGCAAGAGTAACTTTAAATTTAAAAAATTACCCAACAGATGCGCAAGCAAGCTCATCACTTGGACCGTTTACATCTACAACAAGTACAACTAAAATAGATACTCGTGCAAGAGCTCGTGCTGTATCTTTAAAAGTAGATAATACTAGTACAACTCAGCACTGGAAATTAGGTACTTTTAGATTAGATATACAACCTGATGGAAGAAGATAATGGCTAGAATTGTACAATCATTAACACAACCACTAGAAAAATACGATCAAACAGTTCAACAATCATTTGTTAGAGATCTTGATAGTATTGTTACAAAATTAAACACATCTTTTCAACAAGATTTAAAAGATGAATCAGAATCGGAGGCTTTCTTTTTAGCATAGCATAATGGCAAATAGTTTCGTAAATAAAAAAGTAGATTTAACAAGCACAAGTGCAACAACTTTGTACACAGTGCCAGACTTTTCTACTGCTGTTATTAAATCTATTCTGGTATCTGAAGATTCAGGAAATTCAGATACAATAACAATTACAATAACCGATACCGATGATGCTGTTTTCAGTCTTTTTAAGACTAAAGCTATATCGGCCAATGCTACCTCAGAATTGCTATCAGCACCATTAATTGCTAAAGAGAGCGAAGTAATTAAGGTGACCGCAGCTACTGCAAACAGGCTTCATGTTGTACTTTCGGCTTTAGAAATTAAGCCGAGATCTGTAACATAAGCTTGATTTA